GTTTCCCAGTCACGATCGGTGCGCGTGACATCGATGAAGCGCTCAAAAAAGAGTTTTGGCGGGATGGGGTCAATCTCGGTAATGCGCGTTAAGTAACAGACAAGGGAGCCTGCGGCGCTGCCACGGCTTGGGCCAACGAGCATGTGTTGTTTCGCAAATTGGCACATGTCCGCGACAATGAGGAAATAGCTTTCAAAGTCTTTCGATCGAATCAAGCCCAATTCGTATTGAAGCCGTGTTTCATATTCTTTCGTCCAGCGCCGTGTCCGTTTCCGAAACTTGATGCCTTGCCGGCAGAGCGCTTCTAAATTGCCTTCACTCCGTACCATGGGCGCTTTCGGAAGCACGCACCCTTTGCATGACTCCGCAATACGTTGCGCGGTTTGCTGATGAGCGGTCAGCTCAATGAGGTGCTGGGGAGACGGCTTCAAGCCTGCGCGAGAGACCAGCTCAAAAGTGGCGCGGTCCGCAACGGCGGCATAGGCATTATCGGCGGTGGTGACTTCGACCAATCCAAATGTTTTGGCCAATTTTGCTTTTGTGAAATTCAACGTGCTGCTCGCAGGGTTATAATCCACAAAGATCCCGTTGGCTTTGAGCCATGCCCCATCTGCAATTTGGCCGGCAAACGCATAACAATGGGTGCCGCCATCAGCGTGCAACAGGCGCTCGACATCATGCCGATAGAGACGCGGGAGCCGTCCGGCATTCGTGATGAGCGGCTGCTGATGTGCCTTGGAGAGTGCGCCATAGAGGAGCCCGAGCCCATGCGTGGTGCGCGCCAAGAACCACATACGAGTTGGCACCTCGGTATCGCTCACGCAGACTTCAACCCCGAGGAGCGGTTGAATACCGGCCTTGGTGCAGGCTTTGACCCATGGAACATGGCCCCAAGTGGAGTCGGTATCCACGATGCCAGCTGCGGTCACGCCTAACTCCTTAAGGCGATCGATCATCCGCGCCATGGGCGCAAAGGTCTGACCAAACGAGTATTCAGTTTTCACTTTCAAATGAATCATGTGATCCTCTAGGCTTCTAATTCATATTGACTTAGACGTTTCTCATGCCCTAGCGCCGTTGGCACCTCGACCATTTTGAACGGTTTGATTGTTGATTGAGTAGCCATATCACAAACTCCCTTCTGTATAGATGCTCTTCAATTGGATCATAAGCAATCCAATTGGTTCCGGTCCATCGTTGAAAGCCGTCTTGTGTTTCTCGAAACATCAATCACCCATGAGCTTGAAGTGTCCATCTTGTGGCGCGGTCGCTATGCTTTCAGTCTTTATCTCGTCTTTTTCGACTTTCCGCACCAGCGCTCGCGCCTCATGCAGCACCAACGCCAAGCGCAAATGCTTAATAATTTCCTGATTGCCACTCCATGGTTGCTCCAGATCGAGACGTTGGACCCGATCGATCAACACACGGAGAAGTTCTTGATTGACGGTGCCGGCATGATTCTCCACTCCACGAAAGCGCTTCACAAATCGTATGCGCTGCTTACATTCACCATCAATACTTTCCAATTCATATTCATGTCCTGGGCCAACAATGATCATAGCGTCTCCTTCATTAGCACGCACAATGCAGCACAGGCTGATTGCAAACCGCGCAGCGCCGAAACTTTCCTGCCTCGCACTTTTCGCATCCATGCTCAAACGGTCCGCAGCTCAACGGCCCATGGCAGCGAGCACACCAGATCTCTTCGCCATATTCCTTATGGTGTCGATACCGGCAGCGGGGTGCATTGAGCGCGAGCACGCCAGCGTCCGTCAATTGCGCACGCCGCCATTTGCGTTGTGGCCCGTGTTTGCTTGAGAGGGTGATGAAGCCGCGTGTGGCGAGCGCGTCATAGGCAGGCCAATCGGCTGACTCGACTTCGATGCCATCATAACGTCGAATGCCGTCTAATAGATCGAGTTCATCGAAGGTGATGGTGATAGTGGCCATGGGGGCTCCTTTCAGTTATAGAGTCGATCAATTGAACTGCGACGGACTCAATGGCTCAACGAGCATGACGCCGGAAAACGAGAGTGCTATAGGACGAGGTTCTGATGAGCCAACCTGCTGAATCAAATGTGCACCGAGTTTGGCCAGTGCGTCATCGAGTGATTCAGCCTCAAAACACGCCTCAGCACGAAAAAGATATCTCATGATTGGCTCCGTGATTGATGCACTTTGTGCGTATGAGGCGACGGCGTAGGCCGTGTCAACCGGCCATACGCCTGTGCCCGTTCCGCTTCAGTAAACTTCCCTTTGAATTCAATGACCACCTCGGTGAGCGTTGTGCGCCATCCAATGATCAATGGTTTAGGCACAAGCAGCACGGCGATCTCTCCTGCATTGAACTGATCGATCAGATTCGCAATCTGCGCGGTCTCGCCCATGAGATGCGGGAATGGGAGCCCCGCCACATCCGAGGCGTGCGCATAAAAAATCAGCCGTGGGCGATTGGCTAACACCGTTTGCCTCCTTCTGCGGCTCGCGCTGCGATCGAATGGTCAGGCCGCGTGCGGTTGTACGCCATTTTCTCAACCAGGGCACCGGCCAGATCGAGCCCGAGTGCCCCGCCAAGGTCGCAAATGCGGATCATCGCATCAGCCAATTCCACCTCGATCATCTTGCGATGTGGCAGATGCGTGTCCATCGAATCTTTCCGATGGCCTTCCATGGCTTCAGAAACTTCTTTGACCACTAGCATCAGCTTTTCCCCGATGACATGAGGTCGGGCCAAAATCGACGAGCCTGTGCACGGATCGTTCCACCAGCCACGCGCTTTGGATTCTCCGTGGCAGGCGTCTTGGAGAAGTTGGACGGCTTGTTTCATGTGCTCACTCATGCTGCCTCCTTGTTTTTGGTGTGATCTCATTTGGTATTTCACGATATGTTTCACGACGAGTGATCACGGCAGCGCCACAGAGCATATCCCGCCGAATATCAAGCGAGACTTCTGCGCGTGGATCGTTTGAATAATGCTGCCGAATGGCAGTAATCACTTCTTCTTCGGTGAGCGTGATTGTCGTGGTTTCTTCTGTTTTGATGCATGTTGCTGGCATGGCGGCTCCTCCTTGGTGAGATAAGGGTTGAAAAACCCGTTGGTGGATAAGATCTCAAACAGCGCTCGGCAATCGTCTAATGCGCGATGCGTTTGAACCAGCGGCTTCCCCATGATGAGCTGGTACAGCTCGGTCAGCTTCGGTCGGTGTCCAAAGAGGTGATAAAACTCTTGGACCGTGCACACCAACGTCTCGGGCCAGATAAAGTTGGCGCCCTGCTGGAGTTGGTCGGCGCAGCGTTTCAGCTCATTCCCAATCATGTTCGCGTCGAAGGTGACGTTGTGCGCAATACCGAGCTGCGCCCCATGGAACACCGTCACAACCTCTTGCACCGCATCACAAAAGGTCGGTTTGCCGGCCACGTCCGCATCGGTCAGGCCGGTGATTTTTGTAATCTCAGGCGTCAACGGCTCTTTCGGATCAAACAGCCACACGTGCTCTGCCTCGATCTTCCCGTTGAGCACAACGAGCGCAGCCAGCTCAATGATCTTTGGCTGGTGTTTCACGTCCACAACGGACGGCTTGAGCAAACCAGTGGTTTCGGTATCGAAGATGATCGACTTATGCATAGGGGCTCCCATCTTGATTCAGCCGCACGATGAATTTCAAATCGACGCCAAGGATGGCCCTGGTATCGAAAATGGTATAATGATACCGGCGCTTGCCGGCGATCTCGGGGTTGGCGTGCAATTCCGTCCGTACTTCTTGTGCCACGCCAATTTTTTGGCTTGCGAAAAAGGCTTTCCATTGTTCTAACTCGGAGGCAGAGCAATGCATGCCAAGATGACTCACCGAGCAATCGTGGCCTGGATACTCCATCCAATTCTCGCCGCGTGTATAATGTAAGATCTCAACTTCCATCGGCCCATCTTGGTTATCCGTCAATTCATAATTGAATGAGAGGGCGGCTTCATTTTTTGCGGCTTGGCCAAAGACGTAGCCTTGCGCCACAACATGATCCTCGATCCAATGGAAAGCCCCCATGTTGCGCAAGAGTTGTTTGGCGCGGTCAGGATCAGGCGGGCATAACGCAATTTGTTCAATTAGTAACTTCATATTTCCTCCTGTGGTTGGTTCCAATTAGGCTCCATACGGCAGCACGCACCCCGAGAGATATTCATGCCGCGTCTTGTCACTCAATAGAAACGCGATAAAATCGGCGACGGCTTCTGGTGGCGTTTCGCGTCCGGTGAGGAGCGATTGCCGTTGATACGCCTCGGCTTGCTCGGGTGACCAGCCACGAGTCTGCTGCACGGCTCGATCGATCTGCTGGCTCATGCGCGTGCCGGCCATCTTGTTAGGCGCAATGCCGAATACCGTGATGCCGTGCTTTGGCGTCAGCTCCCGAGCGAGCTGGAGCGTCATCATGTGCGCAGCTGCTTTCGAGGCGTTGTAGGCAAGGGAACAACGCATCGGGACGCTGGCCGCATTGCTGACGATGTTCACAATGGTGCCTCGACTTTTTGCGAGCATTGGGAGACACGCCTGCGACATCATGAAGATCCCTTTGGTATTGGTGTCCATAATATGATCCCAGCGTGCTGAGGTGAAGTATTCCAGCCAATCGATATCATTTACCCCTGCATTGTTGATGAGCACATCGAGTTCTTCGATGCGAGCGAGATTTGGTACACACACATCGCATCCATCAGCCAAATCGTATTCGTGTACGATGTGGTGCTGTTGCAATAAAATGTTAACCAATTCCCGACCAAGCCCATTGCTGCTGCCCGTGACGAGGATTCTACTCATGGCGCTCCTCCTGTTGTTCTAGCACAATCGATTCAATCATGGCGCTATAGACCGCATCATCGTGAATCGAATCGAGATGGGTCAAGTTGCTAATCGCAAACCGACTGAGCTTGACGAGTTTGAGTTCAAACAGGTGCCATTGGTCTGTGGTGACTAACTCGCTCGGGACGCCATGGGGCCAGAGGATCTGCACCAATTTGGCGACCATTCGATAATTGTCGCCATACACGGCATTCCGTTCGCGATAGGTTTGCGCCATTTCCACTAGGATCTGATCAGCGGTCTTACGCGGCTTTTTAATCTCAGCCATGGTTGTGACTCCGTAATGATGCAAGCAGCGCCTCTTTCTCTTCAGCAAGGCGCTGCCGGTCAATTCCAAAATGTTCTTCCAATAATCGAACGATCGGTTGTGGCGTCGGGTAGTACGATCCTTCGAGCAAGCCGCAGCACGGCTTTCCGCTCACGTCTTCGCACGCCTCGGTGTGGGCGTGATCGATCGGACAATAGCAGGCAGGGGCGTGCTCATGCTGCTCGCATAAGACGAGATTCTTGGCACAGAGGAGCCATTCAAGCAGCTCGCCACCGGCTTGACTCTTCTCTTTAATGGCCGTCAATTTTTCGTGCTCAGGATAGGCGTTCACCGTTGCCTCTTCGCTAGTGGATCATCGCGCCATGCCTCTTTGTCGTGAATCGCTCGGACGGTGGCCGGCAGCCCAAGCGCTCGGTACATCTCCACCACATCCGGTCGATCGTCATAGGCCATGATGACGCTGCTCTGCCCGATACTCAGCAAGTCAAACATCTCTTTCACATAATTGCGTTTGACTTCAACCGAGCGTTCCCCATGGCGCTCCTCTTTCATAAAGAGGAGCAAGGGCGCAATCTGATGATCACGCAACCATTGCCGCGTCAACTGGCGATACCGCGCAGGGCGCGAGGTCATCACCACAATGGCGTGCTCATGGTCGAGCAAATCGTGGTTGCCAAGGGCATCGCGGATCGACGCCATGTGATAGTCGTGATAGCGCTCGATCAGATCGGTTGCGTGCCACGCAATCAACGGGAGCCGCCATTCATCATTCGCAATGCAATTATCAAGATCTAATATGATGATCGATTGGCCCATGCGACGCCTCCTGTTTGAGTTTGTCGAGGAACATCAACAACCCGTTCATCGTGGATGGGTCAAAGTAAATACGATTGGTGACCGTCACGCCATTTTCCGTTGTACACATAATTCCTTCGCCATCATACTCGGCATAGACGCCATCTCCGAGATAGACTTTTCGTGTGTGCATCGTCACTCCTTTCAGCGCGCACGCCGCAACGCCGATCCAGGCCGACACAGCGGGCAGATGCGTGCGGCTCCTCCGCGCTCTTTCAGTTTGCGCTCATAAGTCCGGTCGCCTAGTTCCCAGACGCGAGCGACGGTAAAGGTGATCCCTGCGGCGTTGATCACCTCAATGATGCGTGCCCCATCGCCACGTCGGTGTCGGGCCAGTCGCTCTAGTAAAGAGCCTTCAACAAACCCGATATAATGCCGAGCGTGACGATAGGGACGATCAAAGTGCAATAAATAAACCACTACAATAGCCGCGCAATCAACGATCGGAGTTCATGAAAATGCAACGGGCGTTTCGCCTTCGCTGCAGCCCGTAAGAGGGCGGCTCCCGCCCGTCGTTCTGCCTCGTTGCGCGGTGGCAATTCATCGCGCTCACGAGGAGTCAATGTTGGTTTAGCATAACCGCCGTGTTGTCGCCGTCGATGATCTGGCACCAAACGATACGTGTGTGTGACGCCAGGGCGCGAAAGCAGCGTCACAGTTAATTCCTCGCGTACCGGATCGGTCAGGTCAGGATGGGCCTGCGCAATCCACTCATAGACCGGAACGGGAAGACGAGTCAGAATGATGCGCATAGGTTATCCTTTCCGCATGTGATCGATGATCTTGAGGAGTTCGCTGCGTTCGCGTAGATCGGGAAACTTCTTGGCGGCGAAGGCTTCCAACTCCGCGAAGTAATCCCGCGCATGCCGATTGAACAAAAATTGTTCGGCCCATGGGTGGACGGCAAGTAGCGCATCGATCATTGCGTTGATGACGCGCTGGTACTCCGTTTGCGTCCGGCCTCCAGTCCGACTTGCTGCGAGTTCGGCCATGGTCCGCAAATTGAATTTGCACACAATGTTGGTCGCGATATTCGTTGGCAGGATGCCGCGTGCGTCTTCGACGGGCTGCCCAATGCCGATGAGCGAGCGATACGTGTGTTTGATTTCATCGAGACAGGCACGCAAGAGCCGCATGGCCGCTGGATCGGCTTGGTTCCGTTCCGTGAAGATGTACTCAAATTCCCCTACGTCGAGCACGCGCATGGTCTGTTGCGCGTAACTCGCCGAGCGAGTACGGACTTGTTGATGTGTATAGGCGCGACTCACGCCGGTGATCATGAAAATATAATCAACAAACTCCCACGAGGAGGGAATGGTATTGGCCATATAAGCCAGCTCAGTTCGCTTTTTCTCCTCGGGCCATGCGAAAATCTCGTTGAACAATTCCGGCGTCATCTCTAGGCGTGTTTGTTTGGTGAATAGCAGTGTTTCCACCGCATTCGGCGTGTAGTTCATGAGGGTGACCTGCATGACTCTGGCTCCTTTATTCAGTTGTGGCGGGGCACCCGATCAAGCGAGTGCCCCAGCAGCGCGTTGGTTACTCCCCGCGATCGTGAAAATGTAGGACTTTTCCCCGTGCTTGAAGGTCAAGCGCTTCGTCTTTTTCAGCTCCATACGGAAGGGAATGTGCCGACCCATCGGCAACCGCAACGCGGTAAAGGCCGCAGCCACGCTCCGGTAATGCTTACCCTCGACATTGACGCCATGCCGCTGGGCTCGCTTCTTCGCCACCGCTTCGTCTTTCCACGTTTTCTTCGTGGCCGCTGACATATGCTCGCGCATCTCCTTCTCGCTGACTTTTGTTTTCGGCTTCGCCTTGGCCTTCTTCGGCTCCGGCTTCCCTTCCACCGCATTGGTCAAAGGCAGAATCTTTCCGGTCCGTGCCGACGCCACCTGACGTTCAGCCGCCTTCCGGCTCGAAAACTTCTTGATGTTCTTGCCGGTGAGTCGATTGTATTCCGCAACCAATGCCGCGCTGCTCATTCCAGTAATTGCGAGCTGCATGATAGCCTCCTTGTTGTTAAGCCCATTGTGATGGTTGTTCTATTGCGTCCGTGTCGTGCGTCGAGTCGGTCTAGGTGTGTCGCGTCGTGTCCTCCTTTCAAGATGGATCAAGGTGCCGTTCGCGTTGAAGAGCATTTTCTGCAATTTGTCAAAATCCGTCTGGATAAGCGGGAGCACCCCGCGTAACGCGCTGCGTGGCGTTGGGCCATGCGCCATATAATCGATCCCAGGCAATTGCGTTCCGGCGTAACACGTGAAGCGATCGGGACCGAGCACGGCGTGCTCCCGCTTGAGACTCAACACGCCTGAGTGGTGTATCAGTTCCCAATGCCATCCGAGATTTTCCCAGACACGGATTGTCCATCCGCGTCCGCATTGGCGCTGCAGGGCTCGCGCTTCGCGGAGTGCCGTGTGGTACTCCGCTCGGGTGCAGCCGCGTCCACAGCCAGGAGAGCAATAGATTTTGCCTTTCTCAATCGGCTTCCACGAGAGCGGAGGCGATGAGCGTTGAATTGATCGATTCATAGCGGCAGCTCCTTAAGCACCAACGCGATCGTCAACCCCGCGAATATCGCGAGCATGGTGCCGAGTACGATGATGAAATCAATTTTCATGTCTGGCTCGGGCTGTTGGCTGTGAACGTCCATAATTGCCTCCTTGTTATCCACGATAGGCGATTGGGTTGAGCCATGGAAACAATGGAGCCGCTTCCTTCGCAAAGAGCTTATCGCCGTGATCACGTATCTGTTCACTCGATTTCGAGGAGTCCCCAGCATACGCGGCCCAATCCCCGAACGACCCGAGGGAGGCGACGGCGTGCAGCGGGATGCCGGCTTGTGTTGAAAAGTAATGATCGGCTGGAAGCACGACCCGCCCGAGGATCAGCCCCCGATTCAGCATGATGGCCTGATCAGGAGTAATTGGCGACGGCGTAGCAGGCGCATTCACGATGCTCAATTGCACTTCGTCCGAGGCAATGGCCAATCCTTCGTCGGTCAACTCCACGGCATTCGTGCCATAGCCTGGATCGTATTCAGCGACGAGC